TCACCACTGAAACCATCGACGGCAAGCCACATATCGTGGTTCGCGGCATCACGCCTGTCGTGGACGATATTGTGATGAACCGGAAGTTGTACCCGGCAGCAGAAATCGAAAAGGCCTACAACACGCTTGAGCGTAACCCGATGCCGCTGGGCCACCCGAAAGTGGATGGCAAGCATGTGTCGGCGCGGGATGTCCGGGCCGTGAACGAGTACCACGTCGGGGCCTGGTTACAGAACGTCAGCCACAACGACGGGAAGGTGACGGGCGACATGTACGTTAACCGCCGGTACGCCGAGTCCAGCGATAAGGGCAAGCGTCTGATAAACCGTCTGGATGAGATGCTGGCCGGTACCAACTCCGACCCGATCCACATCTCTACCGGCTTGCTGTATTCCGGTATCGCCGCCAACGGCGAGTCGAAGGGCAAAAAGTACAACGAAATCGCCACCAACATGATGTTTGACCATGTGGCTGTGCTGCTTGATGAGCCTGGCGCAGGTACGCCGGAGGAGGGCGTTGGCATCTTCGTTAACTCAGAAGGTGATGAGCAACAGATTGAAGTTGCCCGTCTGGCTGATGGAATCGACTGCACCCGCGACGGCCTGCTCAACAAGACCAAATTTTTCTTCACCAATGCTTCCAACTTCTCTTTCGACGACATCTCCCGCGCTATTAGCGACAAACTGCGCGAGGGTGACACCGAAGATAAGTGGCTTTGGCCTGAAACGGTGTGGCCGGACAGCTTCATCTACCGCAATGACACTAAATACCTGAAGCAGAAGTACCTCATCGATGATGACGGCAAGGCCGTATTCGTCGGCGAACCTGTAGAAGTCGTGCGCAAACCCACTGAGTACGAGATTAAAACCAACGGAGAGAATGATCCGATGAAAGAACTGATTATCAATGCGCTGCAAGCCGCTGGTAAGCCGACTGAAGGCAAGTCCGACGCCGAGCTGATGGACGCATACAACCAGATGAAGGCCGAAGAAGCCACCGCCAAGAAAAAAGGCGATGAAGAAATCGACCCTGAAACCGGCAAGCCCAAGAAAAAAGAGCAGGTCACCAATAACGAAGAGATGCCAGCGTGGGCGAAGAAACTCGCCGATCGCGTAGACGTCGTTGTCAACAGCCTGAACGCGAACGCCGACAAAGAGAAAGGCGAAAAGCGCGCAGCTGTGAAGTTGGCGATGAACATGAGCGATGAAGAAGTCGAAGATCTGGACGGCAAGGCGCTCGACGCTATGTACGCCAAGTGCCAGACCTCTTTCGGCCTGAACGGTGCATTCCGCCAGGCTACCAACACCCAATCAGTCAGCGAAATGCCGGAGTAAAAAATGGCTAAAAACGGAAAACACGTAATTCACGCGGGCGGTATCTTCGCTAACCCACAACTTCACCGTGAAGGTGCGGCAGCCGCTGATACGCAACCCGGTACGATTGGTTTCTTCGACAACACCACGAAGAAATTCACCGCCTCTGTGGATGGTAATGAAGCTGCGATTCTCTACGTAGCCAACTATGACTACCTGCGTTGCAAAACCGTAGACGACATCATCAAAGCTGGCGACTGGGTTGTTGCTTTCCACCCAACCCCAGGCGTTTTCTTCAACGTTCCAGCTGCAGCAGGCACTTACACAAAAGGGCAGCCGCTCTCTGTTGCCAACGGTCGAGTTAAAGCTGTCGGCATTGATGAACCGGTCCGCTGCTACGTAGAAGAAGACAGCTCATACACCATCTCGACAGCAGGCCAGCTCCTGCGCGTTGTCATCAAATAAGGAGCACCTGAATGTTTGTATTCTCTACTAAGCAGGCGACCGAAACCGGGAACCTCGAAGCCAACATGGCTCAGTTCAATGAACTGACGTTCGCTCGCAACTCCAGCGCTCAGGCCGTGGCAGACTTTATTGCTCGTACCCGTGTTCGCGGTGAAGCGGCAAATGCCCCGGTACTGGATGCGGTAAACGCAGTCGACGATATCCGCCGTCTGTACAAGGCCTATGACCAGACCGTGCTGAAGCAATTCGAACCGAATACCGAATTCACGCTGCTGAACGACCTGATGCCGCTGTCTCGCTCTGTTCGTCTGGAAGAGTCTGTGTACGAATACGCTCGCACCGGCGGCCGTGGCTGGGCGCACACTTCCATGTCCGGTCAGATTGGTGCTGCGCTGGATGCGAAGTCTTATACCTTCGATGGCACTATGGTGCCGATCCATGACAGCGGCTTTAAGTTCAACTGGCGTGACCCGGTATTCAACAAAGGCTCCGCGCTCTCATCCCTTGCCGATGCTCAGGCAGGATCTGTTGATGATGTGCGCCGCCAGTATGTCGACTACATCTGGGAAGGTTTCCGCGATGCGGCAGGTAACTACATCAAATTCGATGACAAGACCTGGAAGGGTTTACGTCACGATGAGCGTGTGGCCCAAGTGACACTGACTGTTAACTTCGCAACCAGCACCGACCCGAAAGCCATGCGTGCCGCGGCGATCGCCCTGCGTGACGTCCTCAAGCTGCAAAACATGCAGTACGGCCAGCAGACGTGGTACGTCTCCAGCGAAATCATGTCCAACTGGGAACAGTACTTCGATGTGAACTCTCTCCGCACCGTGCTGGAAGAGATCTCCAAACTGTCAGGCATCGCAGCAATCAAAGAAGATGCTGAGCTGACCGGCAACGAAATCGTAATCGTGCCGCTGCAGGCTGGCGTGATTGCTCCTATCGTCGGCCAGGCGTTCGGTACCGTCGCTGATCCGCGTCAGTTCTACAACTCAGATTACGTTTGGCGTACCTGGGGGGCTGCTGGCCTGATGGTCAAGCAGGACATCAACGGCCACTATTCTGTTATTCACGCTTCAAGCTAAGGAAACAACATGGCACTCGTAAAGGTATTGGTAGCAAACCTCTTTGCCGGTGCCAGCCTTCAAAAGCTGGAGGCTGGTCAGGTTTATGACGTTGATGACTCAATCGCTGAAAAGTGGATTGAGCAGGGCAAGGTTGAGAAATCCACTGAGAAGAAGGGTGAAAAGCTCGTCTTCGAAGTGGCTACGCTGTCTGCGCCGGTTGCATCCGGTGCATCCGATTTGCAGTCAAAACTCAACGACGCCCTTGAGCAGCTGAAGCAGGCGCAGTCAGACGCAGAAGCAAAAGACAAGGCTCATGCCGACGCGCTGGCAGCAGAAACCAAACGCGCTGACGAAGCCGAAGCAGCACTGGCGGAAGCAATCAAGAAGGCGAAATAACCATGGCTGACCCAATCACAGCGGCAGACGTGCAGGCGTTCCTCGGTGAATTGGGTTACTCCATGCCGGGCGCGCTGCTGGATCCGATTCTCTGCATGGTGAACAAGATTATCCCGTGCCTCGATGGCGCTGGCTATGACGAGTGCACCGCGAAGCTAATCCTGATGTACGCCGCGGCGCTTATGGCTACGTCGTCCGGGGCGCGCCGCATCAAATCGCAGGGGGCGCCGTCTGGCGCGTCCCGTTCGTTTGAATATGGCGACGACAGCATTACATGGCTGCGCGACTCGCTGGCCCGTCTCGATACCAGCGGATGCACCGGAGAACTGCCGATCAGCGCCGGTAATAGGGTAGGCCTGTTCATGGTGGTCGGGGGCTGCTGATGAAGTACAAATCAGTGACGGAAGGCAAGCCGAAGCCTCTCACCCGCGTATGGGTCGAAACCGACACCGGGCGGGAGACTACCGGCTACGTTAAATCGGACGGCGAGTGGTTCATCAACTGCCCGCGCATCCGGGCGACCGGCGCGAAGGTGCTGAGGTGGAAAGATGGCTGAAAGATACGTTGTGCATGCCTTCAAGTGCGAAAGCAACTGGTCGCTGTTCATCTGGATAAACGACTCCGGCGTTAAGTTTATTGGCCGCCATGCTGAAACTTACGAGAAAGCCAAAGCTGACTTTCTGGAGCAGGCTGATGCTAAGCGCCTCGCCAGTCAATCAGGCGCGATGCGGCCTCTTGATGATTTCAAAATCGTAGAGAAGGTGGAGGTATTCACTCTATGAGCAGTGTTGCCAACTGGTCTTACACCGCCACGGCGACCATCTGGCGCAAGCTGGAAGGCAATGACGAATACGGCGATCCGCTTGGCTATTCCGAGCCTGAGCAAATCCTCTGTGATTACGAGGGCGGGCTAAGCAAGAAGTTAGCCAGCCTTGGCGCTGAAATCGTTGTGAAGAATACCGTCTGGACGGAGTTCGCGCTGGCCGCCGCCGGTGATTATCTGCTGATTGGCGTATCGGCTGAAGCGGACCCGGTTGTCGCCGGTGCCGACGAGGTGCGGCAGGTTATCCGTTATGCCGACACATTCGAGCGCCTGGCGGATGATTACGCCATCCTGACGGGAGTGTAGCCATGGGCATCAAAGTGCGCGGCGTTAAGCAGTCGAAATCCGGGCTCAACCGCATCATAAACGACGTGAAAGGGCGAAAGGTCGTCAGTGCGCTGCAGTCAGCAATGATAATCGGCAGCTCCCAGGCTGCGCTTTATACTCCTATCGACACCTCAACGCTGCTTAATAGCCAGTATCGGGAGTTGATAAACAACGGAGTTCGACTGACAGGGCGTGTGGGGTACACGGCGAACTACGCTGTTTTCGTTCACGATCCGAACGTGCCGCAAACCTTCCGCCGCGCAACCGCGCAGAAAGAGTTCCTCACCAAAGGCTTTGAAGATACCCGCAGCCAGATTGATGCCGTAATGCGCAAGGAGCTTTCAGTATGACGCCAGAAATGTATGAGCGCGTGCGCAATTTCTTTGTTGATGCCGGGCTTACTACTGGCTTCATCGTTCAGATGCTGGCTTGGGATGATACAAAGAAGTTAACCGATGCATTTATCGTATTCCGACCTAACGGTGGAACGGACATTCTTAACGATATTGGCTCGGATTTCTATGTGCTGGTAGACGTCATTTCCGCAAAGGATAAGCGTCGTGCAGCAGCAGAAAAAGCCAAGGAATTAATCGAATACGCCACCCAAAATGATGTTAGCGATGAATGCCTTGGGTTAATTCAGAACCGAGGAGGCTTTCCATCGCCCATCCCGACCGAAGAAGGTCGCCTGGTTTTCAGGCTCCAGTTCATGTGCGTCTACGGCGAATAACCCCATCACCAACCCATCAGGCTGCCATCCGGCGGCCTTTTTTATTTGAGAGGTACACATGCAAGGCTGTGCTAATGATTTTGGCAAGCTGATCGGGAAAGT